AATGTTATACCAATACAAAAATTACAAAAGTTATTAAAATGGCTTAATATAGTTCAACCTAGTTATTGGGAAGCAGGAAAGATAGGAGATACTGGTGATGGGGGTAAACTTGATAAGTCTTTTAGAGTTGTTGATTGTTTACCTTTATGTACTCATCATAACTCCATGACTAATGTTCACTACACATATTTTTTCCATGAAGTAGTTTTGCAAATCGTAAGAAAATATGTACAAGATACTGGTATAGAATTTCACGATTGTAACGTGTCTCAACTTGAGATCTTAAGATATAATGTTGGTGGTAATTACAAACCACATATTGATGCAAGTCTAACATATCCAAGAAGATTAAGTTTTATATATTTTTTAAATAATGATTATGAGGGTGGTGAATTACACTTTCCTGGTATTGGTAAGATTGAACTTCAACCAAACAGATGTGTTATTTGGCCTAGTAGTTTTATGTATCCTCATGGAGTAAAACCAGTTACAAAGGGAGTAAGATATAGTTTAGTATCATGGATAAATTAAAAACACCAATACTTATAAAAGATTTTATAACTCCTGATGAGGCTTTTTTCTTTCATAGTTACGCAAAATTAAATTTAAGAAATAATGCAGGTGGGTTGTCTATGGCTGATGACGTTGTAACTAATTTTGATGCATCACATTATGCAGATCCAGCCACAGAGATTTTGTTAGTACAAAAATGGAAACGTATGGAAGAAATTTGTGGTATTAAATTATGGCCTACATATTCATTTTACAGAATGTATGTAAATGGATCAGAATTAAAAAAACATAGAGACAGACCTTCTTGTGAATACTCAGTTACATTACATTTAGGATCTGATAATGTGCCATGGAAAATGTGCGCAGATGGTAAGTGCTTTGAATTAAAACCTGGTGAAGCTATTGTCTATAAAGGAATTGATTGGGAACATTACAGAGAAGGTCCTTATAAAGGTGACCAATACAGTCAAGTATTTATGCATTACGTTGCTCAAGACGGTCCACATAAAGATTGGAAGTATGATAAACGACTTAGAATAGGTTTAAGAAGATAAGCTAATATGCTATAATCTGGCATGCCATTAGCTAACATACAGATACAACCAGGATTTAACAAACAGATCACTGCTACCGGAGCTGAAGGTCAGTGGGTCGATGGTGATTTTGTTAGATTTAGATACGGACTACCTGAAAAAATAGGTGGTTGGGAAGAAATTATAAATAAAAAAGTAGTAGGTGCTATTAGAGAACAACTTATTTGGGCTGATCTTGATGGTAGAAAATATATAGCTTTAGGCTCAAACAAAGTTTTAGTAGTTTATTTTGAAGGAGCTTACTACGATATTACGCCTTTAGATACTCCAATAACTGGTGCTACTTTTACGACAGTGAATACAAGCACAACTGTTACTGTAAATAAAATTGGTCATGGATTGACTGATGGAGATTTATTTAAATTTACATCTGTAACACCTCCCTCAGGAGCAGGATATATAGCTTCAGATTTTGAAACAAATACATTTCAAGTAGTTACGGCTAGTGTTGATACATTCACTATAACAATGGCTTCTGCAGCAGGCACATCAGTAGCTGCTAGTGGGTCAGCTGTGCTTAATCCTTATGTTGAAGTAGGACCCTTAAATCAAACTGCTGGTTATGGTTGGGGAACATCCTCTTGGGGTGGCCAATCTGGACTTGTTACAACTTTAGATGGAGCACTAGCTGATGACACTCAAGGTAACAATGGATCTGCAACTGAAATAACAGTGACCTCGGCTCTCGGTTTTCCAACAAGTGGAAGTATAAAAGTTGGAGCTGAGTTTATTTCTTACACAAATATAACAGGTAATATATTAGAAGGTATTACGAGAGATTCTGGAGGTACAAGAACAGCACACTCAGATGGTGCATCCGTTGAATATTTTACAGCTTGGGGACAAGCCTCTACATCTACGACAGTATTACTAGATCCTGCTTCATGGTCATTAGATCATTTTGGAAGCACTCTTGTTGCAACAATTAAAAATGGAAAAACTTTTCAATGGGAAGCAATTAGTTCGAACCCTGCTGCATTAACCACAAGAGCAACAGCTATTCCTGGAGCTCCAACCACTTCTGTTATGTCAATAGTATCAGAAAGAGATAGGCATCTTATTATTCTTGGAACTGAAACAACTATCGGAACTGAAAGCACACAAGACAAAATGTTTATAAGATTTTCAGACCAAGAAAATTTATCAGATTATGCACCGACATCAACGAATACTGCAGGTACTTTTAGAGTAGACTCTGGGGTAAAAATTGTAGGAGCAGCAAAAGCTAAAGATTACATATTAATTCTTACTGATACCTCTGCGTATATCATGCAGTTTGTAGGTCCTCCATTTACTTTTTCTATTAGACAGGTTGGATCTAATTGTGGATTGATGGGTCAGCACGCTGTTAAATATGTTAATGGTAAAGTTTTTTGGATGGGTCAAGCAGGAGGATTTTTTGTTTATGATGGTACTGTTAAATCATTACCTTGTTTAGTAGAAGATTTTGTATTTACAAGTAAAGGAGATAACTTAGGTATTAATTATACAGCAGGTGAGCAAGTATATGCTGGATTAAATCATTTGTATGAAGAGATAACTTGGTTCTATGCAAGGAATGGAGAGGAACAAGTAGATAGAGTTGTAACTTACAACTATACTGAAAACACTTGGACTACAGGTTCATTAGCTAGGACTTCTTGGGCTGACGCAACATTATACGATAATCCTTATGCAACTGAATTTATTACCACAGATGTGCCTACGTTTCCAACAATACAAGGAGCAACAAACATAAATGGTGCGTCTACATATTATGCACATGAAGTTGGTAACAATGAAGTTGATGCTCTTGGTAACAAAACAGCAATACCTGCATTTATTACATCAGGAGATTTTGATTTGTCTACCGGTGGAGATGGACAATTTTTTATGAGCATAAGAAGATTTATACCAGATTTCAAAATATTAACTGGTGATGCACAAGTTACTTTAAATTTAAGATCCTATCCTGCAGTAAATGCACAGTCCTCTCCTTTAGGTCCTTTTACAATAAATTCATCAACTGATAAAGTTGATACAAGAGCAAGATCTAGATTTGCAAGTGTAAAGGTAGCAAATACCTCCACCGATCAGAATTGGAGATATGGTACATTTAGAGTAGATGTACAACCAGATGGTATGAGGGGATAATGGCTAGAGTTGATCTATTAATACCAGAACCTACACCTACTTATACTGAAGAAAATCAAAGACAAGTAGCTCAGTCTTTACAAACCCTCAAAGATAAATTAAACACATCTTATCAACAAGAATTAAAAAATGAACAAGATACTTTTAATTATTTCATGCAATGACAATTAGATACAAAAGCGATACATTTGATTTAGATACAACTAATGTGACAACTATTTTGACTTGTCCTGCTGATGCAACAATAATTGTAAAAAATATTCAAGCAGTTCATAATACTGCGAGTAATGTGGATACTGATTTACTTATCAGAAAATCTGGTGCAGGTGCAGATGTACAAGTTGCACATAAACAATTGAATAAAGAAACTTTTAATTTTGCATTAGAAACAATAAATTTAGAAGCTAGTGATATTCTTAAAATGCAAGCAGATACAGCTAACGAAATAACTGGTTTAGTAAGTTATGCTCAAATAGACAGATCTCAGGAGAATGGCTAAACAAAAATTTACACACTTCATACCCAGAGATAAACCTAAGAAAAGAGGTCCTCGGCAACACAAGAAAAATCTCAACAAGCACGAGAAACGGCAAAAGAAACTTACTAGATATAAAGGCCAGGGTTGTCCGTGAGAAATCTTCATCAACCTTCCTTTCAAAAGTTTCATGAGTTTTTAGTAACTCATCAAGTAAATTTAAAAGAATGGGATATATTTGATATCTTAAAAATATCTAAAAGATTTCCTTATCAGTTTCACCATGGTCATGAGAGTATTTGTTTATTAGATAATTTAGGAACAAAATTAAGAAAAGAGTTATTTGATATATATGGTTTTTTAGATTTTGATAAATTTAAAAATTTTTATGACAAAGGGTTTTCATTTATCATAAGTGATGTGCTTGATATTAATGATGAACTAAAAAAAATAGAACAGGTTGCTTTAGAAACATTTGGTGTAAGAATATGTGGTAATTTTTATTTTTCAAAAGGTTTAAATAATCAAAATGTTTCATTTCCAGAACATACTGATGATTATTGTTTATTTATAAAAAATATATATGG